GCTGGTGGAGCTGCATTCAAGAAGCTGTACGAGATGGGTATGCAATATGGCGGCCCATCAGTTGAAACCAGAGGCGGCACAGAGCAAGCGGCTGGCGTGACAAAAGATATTTTGATCAATGCATTAGGTCAGCGAGGTGGGCAACTTGCTGAGAAGTATCTGCCGCAATTGCTGACACCAATTCAACAGCAATTGATGGGACTGCGCCAAGGCATACCGCAAGCAGCATCAAGACTTGGCATCAAATTGCCTGCTGGTGTGGCTACGCAAAGTCCTGCTGTTCAGCGTTTAGAAGCTGGACTCGCACAAACGCCTGGCGGTGCTCAAGTCATTGCACCAAAGTACGAATTGATGCAAGATCAGATGGGCACTGCCGCAAGAAATATTGCTGAAGATATTTCACAAGTTGGCAAAACTCCAAGCGTTATACCTACACCACCATTCAAAGAAAAAGGTGGACTTGGACAGTTTATTCAAAAAGGCGCAGAGGCTGCTGGAAAAAGATTTGAAGAAAGACGCGAGCAACTTGATGATATTGTGGAAAGCGCTGTCGGATCAAACAATAGATTCCCAGCAACAAACACAGCTCAATTGGTTGCACAACTCCAAGCTGAAATTGCCAAAAGCCCACAAACACTTGGTCCGATTTATCAGCCAGTCATTGATCGTGCCATGCGTATTGTGTCTGATGCCCAATCTGGGTTTGGTGGCGTTCCATTTGCTGCGCTTAGAAAAGAGCGAACAAGCATTGGAAAAGATTTAGCTCGACCAGATATTTCTGGCCTTTCAGATACATCAAATTTTGCGCGTTTATATGACGCATTGCGTAAGGATGTATTGGCTGCGGCTAATCAGTCTGGAAACATCGCAAGCCGAGCAATCAAATTGCATGATCGATATGTAAGGTTCAATCGTGAAGTGAATTTGCCTGCACTACAAAAAATTGCAGATCAAAATCTTGATGTGAATGCCGTCAACTATGCAATGGCAGGCACAAAAGATGGCATGGGTAGACTCCAACTATTGGTGCGTAATTTCAAGCCAGAAGAAAGAGACACATTGGCTGCATCAGTTTGGCAACAGTTGGGCAATGCAAAAGCTGGAATGAAAGAAGGCGCAGATGTTGGTGTTGACAGTTATGAATTCAATGCCAATACATTCTTGACTAATTGGAATAATTTAAGCGACAGCGCCAAGCAAGTATTGTTTGGCGGTGAGAGATACCGCAACATTATTCCTGCCATTAATGATTTGGTAAAGGTAACAACTGGTGCGCGTGAAGCTGGCAAGGCCGTCAATGTATCAAACACTGGTGGCGCTCAGATGGTCACATCAGCTCTATTAGGCGCTAGTGGAGCGATTGGCGGTGGAATTGGTGGAGACATGACACAAGCACTGCTTGGTGGCGCAGGAGCTTTAAGCGGTCTTGTTTTATCTAGCAACTTGGCGGCTAAACTTCTTGAAAGTCCAAGATTTATTCGCTGGGTATCAGACACCAGTAGAGCTGTTGTGAATAATCCGAACTCACTGACAACTCAAATCGCAAAACTGTCGGCAATTGCAACGGCAGAGCCAGGCATGAGCGATGCGATTGAGGCTTACTATACGCAGATCAAACCATTTGCAACAGAAATTCGCAGAGCGAGATAAATAAATGGCAACCTACCTCGACTATCTGACAGGCGCTGGAGAGACTGCGGCAACCCTTGGCAGCGGTGCGCTGGCCGGTTTGCTTGGTATGCCCTATGGCGTGTACAAGGGCGCTACCAGCGGCAAGCTGGGCACGCGAGAAGCTAACCGTATTGCAGAGGAAGAGGCAAAGCGGATCATGCAACAGTACACCTATCAGCCTCGCGGTCAGGTTGCGCCAGAGATGCTGCAAAGCCTTGGCGGTCTGCTTGAGGCCAGCAAGTTGCCGCCAGTAATTCCAGAGGTTGCGATGCTGGCATCAATACCGCGTCAAGCTGTGGCCGCACAAGCTGAACGCACTGGCATGGCCGCTGAACGCGCCATCACGCCAATCGTTAATCGCACCATGGCAAGGGGTGGCGTTGGCGCTAGACTGCTTGGGGACTTAACTTCACCGCCAGTATCAATGGCTGAAAAGGTTGGCAAGGTAAAAGCCATTGATGTATTGTTTCCAAATAGGACGCCAGCATCATTGACATCAGCAGAGAAATCTGCACTTACAAAATACAAAAAGGCACTTGATGTTCCAGCCGTCATGCGTAGAGAGCGTTTGGCACTTGAGGGTGGTGGTGACATAGTAGAGCCAACGCCAGGTGAAGTATTTAGACAAGGTCTTGGAATTGATCCAACATATTTAATGGACAAATATGTAGTCCCTGTATCTTCTGATTGGTCTGGCGGTGGCGAAACAATTAAACAAGCCGCTGGCGTTCCATTAGCAAGACCAGTAAAAAAACAAGCTGGTACAAAATACGGTTTGCTTGAGCAAAACATAGCAGAGGATGTTGGTTGGGCATCAATGCCTGGCGCTGCAAGCTCAAAAACAAATAACTTAAACGAGTATGCTGCTCTTGGAGACACTGTTGGTGTTTCATCTTTATTGGGTCAAGATAGCTCTAACTTTTCTCATCACATTGCTCAAGGTCTAATTGGCCAATTACCTGTTTTGCGCCCATCAAAAGACGCAACAAAGTTGTTGGACTTCACCATTCAAAATAAAATTGTCCCTAAAAAATTAAAAGATGGGACAGTGATTAAGACACAACCATTTAAGAATTTTCCTGGTGTAACCAGCGAAAACATCTACGACATCATGGCTCAAGGCACAAAAGATTACAGTGCTGGAGATATACGCAAAGCAATTGCGGAAGAAATGTCGAAGGCTGAATTTAGAGATTTAGGCTTCCCAAGATGGGATACTTTTACAAACTTAGTTAATGAGCCAGACGCGTACACAGGTGCATCTGGCGGCGTAATGTTTAAAGCAAAGCCACAAGGCACAATACTTACTCCAACATACGAGCATGGATCATACACAGCAGGAATTCCAACTGAAGGGGTGCTTGGTGGATTTAAAAATGCTGCTGGTGAAATAGTTACTGTTCCAGATTACAAGATTTTTAGAAAAACATTTGATCGTTTGCGAAAGCAAGGCAAGACAGATGCAAACATCAGGACTTCAATTCTGAAGGCTCATCATGGTGAGCAAGTAGACCAGCAAACTATTGATGGTTTGTTGCAGTATCTTGGGTATATTCCTTGATGAAATTTAATTGATGTTGAAACTCTTCAATTAATTCATTTAATGTATTGATTTGGTCATCCCTTGATAGGCTATGAAAAGAGTCTTTCAGCAGCAAGTATGTTGAATTTGTCTTTGAATTTAGACCACAGTACGCAACAATTTTCTTCATCATCTCTCTCCAAACAGTGCAGCCACCAGCGGATCACGCCTCGGCTTTAACCTCTTGCCTCTTTCCCTTGCCAAGCGGAAAGCCTTATCGTCAAGTGACTCGCGCTCTCTGAATCTACGCAACCTCTCCACTGCTGTCAGTGGTGGAGGTTTGACGGCATCAGTGCCGATGCCATAGCGGTACACCGCCACCAGCACTCTGCCCGATCTGCGCCACTCTTGTATGTGGACAGTGCCAGCGAGTCGCAGACGGTTGATCATCTGCTGCGCTGACCTCTCGGTGCAGTACACCTTGGCCGCCAGCTCTGGCGCTGTGCAGGCTGTGCGCTGGAGTAAGTCAATTACCTTGGGCAGTCTTGCGGATTTCAAGTATTGCGTTCCTTGAGTTGCTGTTCAATGAACTCACGCAGTTCGTCAATTTCTTCATGCAACCGCTGTTGAATCATTGAGTTGCATATGATGCCGTTTTGATGGTCAGGGTGTTCTTCACAGCGTTGATAGAAGTCTTTTATGTCTTCGTATTTCATGTGTTCTTCTCCTTGAGTTTGTCTTGAAACCCAACAACCGCCAACACAGACAACTCTTTGAAGTCATCTCTGTCCATAGTGATGGATACGCTGTGGTCTTTGCCAATGCCGACAACACTTGTGACCCATCCCTTTCCCCAATACTCTGTCTTCTTAGCGGCTCGTTGAAAACCATTGCGTCTGACCAACTCAAATAAAAGTTGCTCATCTGAGAAAGTCTCTATGCTTCTGTCCCATCTTGTGTCTTTGCTCATGTGTTTCCCCTTGCTCTGATTTTTGCCGCAAACACTTCACCGCCTTTAACAATTCCATCCTCACACAACTTTGCACAGGCTTCACGCTCTGCCCTGACTGCCGCTTCACGGGACTCATGCAACTCACGCATCACCTCGATGACCGCCAATTCATGCTTGAGCATGATGGTCTTAATCATTTCAATAGGCTTCTCAATCATCGCCAATGCCGCCGCTTTGTTTTGATCGGTTTCGTTTTGGGCTTGGGTGATTGCCTCTTGATGTAGTTTGCTAAGTGATTTCATTCCTTAACCCTCCTCTTATGGCTCTCTGTCAGCATTTGCTTTAGCCACTTGGTAGCACCAAGCCTTTTCCATTCCTCATACTGCCACTGCGTCAAGCGTGTACCGATGCGCTTTTGTGTGGTGGTCAATTCTGATTTTGGTCTAGGCATCATTTCACCTCTGAATCATCAAGCAGCAATTTAATAGCGATGCCAGCCACCAGTATCAGCACAACGATGCCAATCAAGCCGCCAAGTACGAATGTGATTACTGTTTCCATACGCGCAGCACCTTGGATTTGTGGATGGGTTCGTCAACCGCTGGCGCATTGCCAAAGCGTGGTGTCCAGCCGTATCTGCGCCAAATTGCCTGCACATCAGCGCCTCTGGTTGGTGTGAATGCGGCATCAAACACATGAATGGTTGGCCATGTGATTTTTGTACCGTGTGGCGGTGTCCAGTTAAGCTTTCTCATTTTTGAGTCGCCAGCAATTCCATCTCGACATCTTTCACGCGGTCACGCAGTATGCTTACCTCATGCTCCAGCTCGGTGATCTTGCGCTGCATACGCTCTCTTGTCATGTTCTCCGCGTGCGCCCATCCGATCATCGTGCCCTCGGTGATGGCCATGCGTGCGAGCTTGGCGTATTCATCGCGGGTGAGGAATCCACCACCCACTTCCATGGGTGGCGTGAACTTATTGACAGCGCGGTCAATTTCCATTTGCATTGTCTGTGACATTGTTTTCTCCTTTGTGGTTGATGATGACATGGCAAGAATGATGCAATGTGGTTTTGCGCCCATTGCGTTTCTTGAGGTTGTAGGGATCATCGTAAGCAACGATGTGGCGCACTCCAAAGGGAGTGCCTATTTCTTTTTCAACAAAAACAAACCACTCGCCAGTGCGTTTGAGCATGAACTGCTGGCCAGGTTTGAGTTGACGCACTGTTGTTGGAATCACGCCGACCACCATGCGACAAGCAGTGCGGCCAAGCCTACGCCGATGGCGAGGCACAGCAAGTAGTCAAAGGCAGCCTCGGCGCGTTTGCTGAGTTTGCGGTGGTTCTCCACCGTCATGGCGTGTTGTGTGTGGTTCATTGTGTTGTCTCCTTAAAGATGGGGGACGATGCCCCCTTGGGTTTAATAAAGGTTTGCTTGACCGCGAGATGCGTAAGAAGCACCAACAGACTCTTCATAGGCTGCGTCTGCATCATCTTGGAGAGCTTGCCAAATGGCTTCATCTTCTTCAGTCCACTCGCTAGTTGCTGCTTGATCGTTCATTTCGTTTCTCCTTGGGGTTGCGTTGTTGATGAGTGAATCATAAATGATTTGACTACCTTGTCAAGACCTTATCTTTATTTCCACACAAACAAGTCGGGTATTCTGCCCCTACAATCCCTCTGCGCGTTTCTGCTTTCGCGCAGTTGCCTTTTGGGGATCGGTTCGCTGATCCCCTTTTTTCCCTGTACACTTGACGCTTTCCACAAAACATGGTTAACATCATACACATGAAAGTATCACAGCAAGCCATTCAGGACATCAAGCACAAGATCGAGTCAGCCGGTTATCGGATGTCGGACTTGTGCCGAGTCGCAGAGATTGATCAGGCGCAGCTCTCGCGCTGGGTTAACGGTCAAACAGAGCCACTTTACTCCACCGTCATACGCTTGGAAGAGGCCGCCAATGCGTTGATCTCAGCGCGTTTGCAAGTGCTCAACAAGGCCATGGAGGATGCCGTCAAATGAGAGTAATCGGAATCGACCCTGGTCTCTCCGGTGCGGTGGCCGTCATCAATGGCACTGACAGTTTGATCGTCATTGATATGCCCACCATGACGGTGGAGCGCAACGGCAAAGCCAAGCGACAGGTCAGTGCCAGCGAGTTGGCTGACATCTTGTCCAACTTCAACTCAAACGATTCCCATGTTTACTGCGAGCGCGTGGGTGCAGTCAGTGGCCAAGGCGTGACAAGTGTCTTCAGCTTTGGGCGCTCATTCGGCATGATTGAGGGCATCTTGGCCGCGTTCAAACTGCCTGTGACATATGTCGCACCGGCCACTTGGGTGAAGGCTGTTGGCCGTGGCCAAGGCAAGGATGCCAGCCGCGCACGCGCCATGGAACTCTTTCCGAACAATCAGGCTGACTTCAAGTTGAAGAAGTGGGATGGCCGTGCTGACGCAGCCTTAATCGCATATTGGGGCAAGCATCATGCAAGATAAAGAGAGACAAGTCATGCGCGAGCACATCATTTGGCTGGGCACTCAGTTGGAGTTGCAACGCAAAGCCAATCAGGACAAGGTGGTGCTCCTAAAGCGCATCCTAGACCCCGAAGACTTGGGTCACGCTGTCAGCCATGAGGTAAGGCAGTTGGCGTATCAGATCATCATCAATGACCATCACTTAGAAAGAGACACATGGCAATCAAACAAAGAAGACTAAGACCCTCGGCATCATCACGGTGGATAGCGTGTCCAGGCT